TACAGCAGCAGCACCACCAAGTGGGAGAAGGTGGCCAGCACCGCAGTGGGCAGCACTACGAAAGCAGCACAGATATCTTTTGGTACCGGTCAATCAATTGGTGGCAGTCACAGACATCAAATTAGTTTGTCCGGCATTGAAGATGCTTATGGTATTATCACACTCAGTGATAGCAATTACAGGTTTGCACTCACGGCAGGCACATATCAATTCTGCAATGTGAATGGTTCAGGCGCAGTAAATGTAGGCAGTAATACTGTCAATACCATATACAATTATACCGATAGTGCAGATGTAGCATCATTCACAGTGCAAAGAGATACAAGTCCAGGACCTGCAGTTATATTGCCTGCCAGTACTTTTAAGATTTTTACCAGCACAAAAACGTTAGAACTTCGCACCCCTGGATCATCTCGTAATGGATTTGATACTTTAGTTGTAATGAAATTAAGTTAAACACAATGAAACACACAACAACCATAAATAAGCATGTTCGAACACAACAACACAACCTTATAAGGAGAAATTAACATGTCAAGTTTTGCAGACTACACAGAAAACCGCACATTGGACTTTTGGTTCAAGGCCAATTCACTCAGCACCACAGCACCCACCACAGTGTATGTGGGTTTGGCCACCAGCACACAATCAGCTGGTGACACACTGGCAGATTTGGAGGCCAACACACAAGATGACGAAGTGAGCGGCAACGGATACGCCAGACAATCAGTAACTTTTGCAGCAGCGGCCAACGGATCAATCAGCACCAATGCCACAGTGACTTTCACAGCATCGGGTGGCGCTTTTGGCACAGTGACTCACTGTTTTATTGCAAATAGTTCCACTGGAGGCCAGGTTCTCGCGGCGGGCGCTTTAACCAGCAGCAAGGTGATCTCTAATGGAGACTCACTACAAATAGCATCGGGCAATCTTACAGTCACGTTAGCATAATCGGAGCACGCAAGTGGCCGATGTACTATACGTCATAGACGGTTACGTAGATCCAGGTTATGTGGTGGCCACCAGAGATGCCTCTGCCACATTCATCAGCAACAGCACAGGTCAATGGCAAGACATGGGCACCTGGGAGGAACCAGGACAAGAAGTTTGGCAACCTTTCATTGCCACTGCCATCACACAGCAAGGATTTGAACCTGTCACCCTATCTGCCACCAGCACACTCACATCTTCTGCCACAGTGACCATTGCGGTCACTCTTGCCGCTACCAGCACAATCGATGTCACTGCCAAACTGGTGGGCGATGGTGCCACCATCAAAGTGAGTTCAGGCACACTCACAGTGGATGCCACATTGCAAAGCACAAGTGCAAGCACCATTGCTGGTGAGACACAGATGCAGACTGCGGAGAATCATATTGAACGCAGCAGCAGCACCATTCAAAGCACCACCACACACACTGTGACTGCCACATTGAACGCTGCAGGTGAAAGCAGCATGGTGAGCACAGCACAGGTCAGCAGTGCCATACTGGTGGGCACACAATTAGAATTTCAATCACAAGTCACATTGGATGTGGTGGCAGGTGTTACCGCAAGTGCTCAATTAGACAGCACCAGCAACATCACTGCTGTGGGCATCAGAAGATTCAATGTGCAAGAAACTTTGTCAGCAATCAGCACAGTGAGCAGCACAGGTGGCACCACTCAACAAGTTACCCTAAGTTTGCCTGCAGTGACCAGCAGTTTGGCCACATTGATTGCCTACAGTGTGGATCCTGAACGCATATTGAGCATCTTGAGTGAAAGTCGTATAAATATGATTACTGAAGAAACCAGATCACAGCAAATCTTAAGCGAGACACGCAAACTGGTGGTACAGCACACCCAACTGGTGGATATTGCTGGCACACCCATAGACAGGAGAGAAGGATAGATGGCCACACTTACAGGATTCAAAACAGACAACGTGGGCACCTACATCGAAAAGGATCCCTATGCCATACTGGACTACAGTTTGGATTTTACCAACTGGATGCCAGCTGGTGACACCATCAGCACAATCACAGTCACAGCACAAACCATCACAGGCGATGCCACACCATTGACCATCAACAGCAGCACCAACACCAGTTATGTGGTCACAGCAGTGATAGGTGGTGGCACAGCAGGCAAGATTTATAATATTGAATACAGAATTATTACTGCCAACGCCAAACGCGACAGCAGAAACATCAGAATCAAAGTGTTAGAAAGACAAGCATAATATGAGCGAAGAAACACCCATACAACCCAAAAAAGGCAAAGTGGACAAAGAACTGGTTTACAAATTGGCCTGTATCCAATGCACTCCGGAAGAAATTGCTGAAGTGGTGGGTATGAAAACATCTGCGCTCAAAAGAAAATTCAAATACATCTTGGCCAAAGGCAAAGAAGCTGGCAAGAAATCGCTGCGTAGGGCCATGTGGGAAAAGGCCATCAATGGTGACACTCGTGTGCAAATCTTTTTGAGCAAACAATATTTGGGCATGAAAGAATTGCCAGAAGACACAGCAAACAAAGCACCTCTGCCATGGAGTGATGATAAAATTTAATATATGCCCCTAAGCAAACCTCAAGATACTATCTGCAGCAGCGACGCAAGATTTAGAGTTGCTGTGACTGGCAGAAGATTTGGCAAAACCTATGTGGCCATTAGAGAACTGTCACGTGCAGCAGCACTGCCAGATCAAGAATGTTTATTTTTGGCACCCTCATACAGAATGGCAAAAAATTTAGTTTGGGATCAGCTCAAAGACAAATTAAAAAGTTTGCGTTGGGTGGATCAAACCAATGAAGCAGAATTGACCATTAGATTGAAATCAGGATCCAAAATATATTTGAAAGGTGCTGAAAACAAAGATTCATTGAGAGGAGCAGGTTACGATTTTGTGGCATTGGATGAGTTTCAAGACATGGATCCCACTGTGTGGACAGAAGTGCTGAGACCCACACTGTCAGACAAGCAAGGCCGAGCACTGTTCACAGGCACACCCAGAGGAGTGGGTTCATTCAGTTATGAAATGTACACCATGGCACAGAGCACCAAAGATTGGGCCAGTTTTAAATTTACCACAGCAGAAGGTGGCAATGTGAGTTTGGATGAAATTGATCAAGCACGCAGAGATTTGGATCTCAAAACATTTGAACAAGAATATCATGCCACGTTTAACACATATTCAGGCATGGTGTATTACAATTTCAGCAGAGATGAAACTATTAAAAAAATTGATGTGAGTCACACACCAGAAATACATTGTGGCATAGATTTTAACGTGGATCCATTGAGTGTGGCCATTGCTGTGATTCAAAATCACAATATCTTATTCATAGATGAATTGGTGATGAAAGGCAGCAACACAGATGATGTGTGCGATGAATTGAAAAGACGCTATCCCACTGCAAGAATTATCATGTATCCAGATCCTGCTGGCAAGGCCAAACACACCGCATCAGGTGGCAGATCAGATCACAGTATTTTGAGAAATGCAGGATTTCAAGTGAATGTGCGTCACGTTCACACTCCAGTGAGAGACCGAGTAAATTCTGTAAATAGTAAATTAAAGAACGCCAAAGGAATACGCAGCATGTTCATAGATCCCAAGTGTCGTCAAATCATCAAAAGTTTAGAAAGACTCACATACAAAGAAGGCACATCAGTGATACACAAAGATGGCGAGCATGATCACATGGCGGATGCCGTGGGTTATCTCACAGATTTCATATATCCAATCAAACCAGAAATTAACACCAATCAACCCACACGCTGGGCATTTGGTGGCACCACATCAACAGGGAGAACACAATAATGGCCATTATCAGAGACAGAATAATCAAAGGCAACAACGAGAACCTCAGTGTGGATTACATTTTGGCATCACACTCTGCGTTCAAAAGATATCTCAACAGATGGGTGTTTCTCAATGATTCATATGTGGGCGGTTATGAGTATTTTTTGGGCAAATATCTAGAACCCTACAATTACGAGAGCAGATCAGATTACGAAAAAAGATTGAGACAGATTGGATTGGACAATCACGTGAAAAGTTGCGTGAATATTTACAACAGCTTCTTGTTAAGAAAAGAAGTGAAGAGAGACTACGGCAGCATTGAGACTGATCCGCAACTGCCTTATTTTTTAGAAGACACAGATTTGGATGGCAGAAACTTCACAGCGTTCATGAGAGATGTCAGTGCTTACGCCATGGTGTATGGCAATGTATGGGTGATTGTGGACAAACCCACCACAGAGGCCTACACAAGAGCAGATGAATTAAATCAGGGCATACGTCCATATCTCAGTTTGTTCACACCAGAAAATGTGCTGGATTGGAAGTATGAACGTCAACCCAATGGTTACTATCAATTGACCTATTTAAAAGTGAAAGAAGAAGTGGTTGATCGCACTCAATATGTGAGAGAATACACTCCCACAGAAATCAGTGTGTACAAAATAACCGGCGATGATCGCAAAGGCAAGTATGAATACACCATACAGAATCAATTGGGGCAAATACCTGCAGTGTGTGTGTATAACCAGCGCAGCAACATCAGAGGTATTGGTGTGAGTGCTGTGGGAGATATTGCAGACGTGCAAAAAGAAATATTTGAATTTTCATCAGAAATAGAACAAATCATAAGATTGACCAATCACCCATCACTGGTCAAAACTGCAGATGTGGAAGCAGCAGCAGGTGCTGGTGCCATTATCCAAATGCCACAAGGCATGGATCCCAATCTAAAACCTTATTTGCTACAACCCAACGGCAGCAGCATTGAGAGTGTGTTGAATGCCATACAGAAAAAAGTGGACAGCATTGACAGAATGGCATCACTGGGCGGTATTAGAAGCATTGAGTCTCGCAGAATGAGCGGCATTGGATTGCAAACTGAATTTCAATTGTTGAATGCTAAACTTTCTGATCTTGCAATGAATTTAGAATTTGCAGAAGAACAGATTTGGAGATTGTTTGCTCGCTATCAAGGCAAAGTTTGGGATGGAGAAATTGAATACAGCAGAACATTTTCTGTGCAGGACAAGAACAACGATATTGCCATGCTGAAGATGGCCAAAGATTCAAACATTGAAAATCCTGCAATCAAAGCAGAAATTGACAAGATGATCTACGAAGTTATCAAGGGCGAACCTTATGAAGGTTCATTGGAAGTAGATGAAGAAGAAGAATCTCAAGAAGACATTGCTGAATTATCTGCACCCGTCAGTGATATCAGCACAGAATCTGAATCTGAAGATGAGATCAACAATTAAAGATGGCCTACTCCAAAAAAACAGATAGAATCAGTACTCACGAAAAAGTTTGTGCAGAACGCATGAAAACTTTGATTAAGACCATAGACGAAATCAAAGCAGAACTCAAAGACATGCGTGTGGAGATCAAAGATCTGCGTGTGGACATGAGCAAAGGCAAAGGCGCCATTATGCTGTTGATCATATTGGGCGGAGTTATCGGCACATTGATCAGCATTTTTAAATTTTGGAGATGAGCACCATTTGTGAACGTTGTGCATTGCCCAATCACACTTTGCACTGGCACGAAACTGCCCGAGGTTTTGTGTGTGTAGGTTGCTACTACGATCGCAGAGCAGAACAAACCAAAATACAATTGAAATATCCCAAAACACCCAAGACAGATACCATTTGTGCTAAATAAGCACATCACTGCATAAGCAGGGAGTAGACTCAACTCAACCCAAGAGGTAATACAATGAACGCAGAAAACGCGGTAAAAGACTCTCAGAAAACTGTTCAATCTGAACCTACAAAGGTGCAACAACAGGCGGACAACCCAGACACAAATTCTAAAATGTTGACACAAGAAGAAGTCAACAAGATTGTGGCAGAACGTGTAGAAAGAGAAAGATCCAAGTTCGAGAAGAAATTCGGAAACATAGATCCAGATCACTACAAACAACTGGTGGAAGAAGCTGAACAAAAACG